ATGGATCCTGCGAAAGAAAATGCACGTGCATTACAAATGCAAATATTAACTGCATTTGAATTTCAAGATCATGACGCACATATACAAGCACACATGGCTTTTATGGCTACAAGAATGGTACAAATTAATCCACAAGTCTATGCATTGCTTCAATCTCATATTTCTGATCACATTTCTTGGAAAGCAAGACAAGAAGTTGAACAAATGATATCCCAAAATCCACAAATGGCAGAAATGCGACAAGCAGATCCAAAGCAATTTAGAATTGTGTTTGATGCAGAGGTTGCAAAAAAAGCTGCACAGATAACTCAAGAGCTTGCACAAAGTGAAATGCAGGCAAATGCAAATAAACAAGATCCATTAGTAAGAATTAAACAACAAGAAGTTGATTTAAAGGCTATGGACATGCAAAGAAAAGCTGAGGAAACTAAATTTAAAGCAGAAAAAGAAGACGAGAGATTAGCTGACAGACTTGATTTTGAATATGATCGTTTGGCAACACAAGATTCACAATCAGATGAAAGATTAGAAGTAGCGAGAGAGAAACTTGAGCAGAATAAAAAATAAAACTAATCAAATAAAAAATCTAAGCGGCGGCGTTAGATTTGGACCACCCCCATTAAGAGGCCCCAACCCACAAGGTCTCAAAAGGAAAAAATTCAAAAATGTCGGAACCTACACCAAAAAAATCGTCTCTGTACGATAAGCTTTCAGAAAAAAATAAAATAATTTTTTTAGCAGGAGTGTTTGAAGGGGAAGGTAGTTTTGGTCTTTGGTCAAAGTGGAAAACTAAAAAATATTTTGCCTGTTCCGTAGAAATGACCGATAAAGATGTTGTGCAGCTTTTTTATGACTACTTCGGGGGGTGTATGTACCTTTGTAAAAGGCGCAAAAAACACCATAAAGACACTTGGAGATGGCGGATTAATGGCAAAGGGGCTTTAAATACACTTGAGAAAATGATAGATTACTTGTGTAATAGACGGAAGGAGAAATTTGCAAATGTGGTTCAGTGCCTTAAAATTAGCAGTTAGTGCTGGAAGCAAAATTTACGCTAACAAACAGAAGGCAAAAATTGCAATGTCTGACGCACAGGTATTGCATGCAGAACGACAAGCCCGAGGTGAGGAAGCTTACCAGGGCAAACTTTTAGAAGCCCGTCAAAACGACTACAAGGACGAGGTCGTTTTAGCGATTCTCACACTGCCCATTTTGGTGCTCGCCTGGGGGGTCTGGTCGGACGATCCGGCCGCTATGGAGAAAATAAAAATTTTCTTCGAGCATTTTGCGGCACTGCCGACATGGTTTACGTCACTTTGGATTCTTGTCTGCGGAAGTATTTTTGGTATAAAAGGCACACAAATATTTCGTAATGGCAAAAAATAATGCCATTCGAATCAGAAAAACAAAGACGATATATGCATGCTAATCACCCTGAAATCGCAAAAAAATGGACTAATAAATATGGAAGAAGAGCAGCTACAGGTAAAATAATGGTTAAAGAAAATAAAAAAAAGAAAAAATTCATACCCGATTATTTAAAGAAAAAAATTAAAGGAACTACAATTGGGGGTGGTTTTAATATAGGCGATGATGAGTGGGCAACAACACCAAGCGGAAGTTTAAAACTAGGAAAAGGTAATAAAACAGCAAACATAAGTATTTCAAAACCTTTTAGTAAAGTAGATAAAAGCAATATAAATAGCACAATAGGACTTGATTTTACAAAAGAAGGGAAAAATTCTTCATTAACTATTGGTGGAAGTAAAACCGGAAAATCAAAAAATTTTGGAATTTCCTTAACAAAAACTTTTACTAAAGGTGGTGGTGCTGATATGGGTAAGCACAGTCTTTCAGGAAGAGATGTAAAAATGTTAGGTAAAAAAGGCACAGAAAAATTAATGGAAGCAAGAGGTAAAGTAATTGATTTAGGCACTCCAGAAGGAGAAGCTCATTTAAGAAAGCATAACCCAGGTTTAACTTACGAATCAAGATATTTACCACCTTGGACAATTATACCAAAGAAAAAACCTAAATATAAAGCAGAGCCTTACACACCAGGTAAGAAAAAACCTAAATATAAAGCAGAGCCTTACATACCAGGTAAGAATAAAGGTAAGTATAAAAAATTAAATAAAAATACTGGCGGATTTATATCTATTAGTGAATACGTTGAAGATATTGTATAATTTGCAAAAACAAAAATAATCTATATATTGTCGTCATGACTATTCGAGGCGACTCACAAGAATACGACCTTCTAAAAAAATGGACAGAGACTTTACCTTTTTATGAAGAACCAAAGGTAGTAACCACCGTAGAGATTGGTGTGCGTGAAGGATTGGGCTCTAAGGTTATTATGTTAGCCATTAAAGAAAGATTAGGTGGTGCTAAAATACCTTATAAACATATAGGCATAGATCAATATGCTAATTTAAAATATCAACATTATGATAATTCACCAGCACATACAGCCGACTACACAGATGAAATGAGAAAAACAATGGTAGAAGATTTTAAAGACCACCCGGAGTTTATGTTTTATCACATGAAAGATATTGATTTTATGAATACTTTTGTTGAAACAGGTTTTAAAGTTTATGATTTAGTTCATTTTGATGGGCCTCATATGACTAAAGATGTTTTAAGAGAAGCAATATGGTTTGCAGATAAATCAAGAGTTGGAACAAGATTTATATTTGATGATTATAAAAAATATGAAATGGATCAAATAGCATTAGTACTAACTCATTTTGGATTTAAAACAAAAGAAGCAGGAGATCATAAAATTTGTTTGCAAAGGGTGTAATGAAAGTAATAGATAACTTTCTTGTAAAGGAAGAAGCTGATAAAATAGAAAAAGAATTTTTACATCCTTTCTTTCCATGGTATTACGCTAAATCTATAAATCCAGACTTTGACCATCTACAGGAAAAACCAAATCATCAATTTCAGTTTGTTCATTCTTTCTTTTTTGAACATAAAATTCAATCAAATGGTTGGTCGATACTGGAACCTATTATTAATAAATTAAAAATTAAAGCATTAATAAGGGTAAAAGCTAATTGTATTCCAATGACAGAACAAATAATTACACATGGGTTTCACATTGATTACAAAGACAATCTAACAGCTGTTTATTATATTAATTCAAACAACGGCTACACAGAATTTGAAACTGGAGAAAAAGTTGAAAGCATTAAAAACAGAATGATTATCTTTAATTCAAATGTTAAACATAGAGGAACGACTTGTACTGATAAACACACCAGAATGAATGTAAATATTAATTTTTATGAACCAAAAGGAGATATGTATGAATATTGACACGATATCATTAGTTCAGAGACTTCTTAAAAGAAGACTCGAGCAACTTAAAGAAACCGCTCTATATAGTGTTGACACGATGGATCAACTACAATATGTTAGAGGACAAATCAAATCATTAGAAGATTTGCAACAGGAACTAAAAGACCTGCTGAATAAACAGGAGTTTGAAGATGATAATGTCCACGGTGAAACCGAAACGGACTGGAAAACTTGAAGACTCGTATAAAAGCGAAGAAGAAGTCAGAACAGTTCTAGATCCAAAAGCGATCGATGATAAGCTATTAGCTAGATTACCAACACCAACAGGTTACAGAATATTAGTGTTACCTTATGCTGGCCCAAAGAAAACTAAGGGTGGTATTCTTTTATCTGATACAACACAAGAAACAATTCAGATGACTACAGTTTGTGGTCTAATTCTTAAAATGGGGAATCTTTGTTACAGAGACAAAGAGAAATTTCCGTTAGGACCTTGGTGTAAACTAAACGAATGGGTAATATTTAGTAGGTACGCAGGTTCAAGATTCAAGATTGAAGGTGGAGAAGTAAGAGTGTTGAATGATGATGAAATTATTTCAACAATCAAAAACCCACGTGAAATTTTGCACCATTTTTAAGGAGGATATATGGCTGAAGAAAATAAAATTCCAGAAGTGGAATTAGATACTGATGGCGTTAATGAAGAAAATGTTAACGTTGATTCAAAAGAACCAGATGAATCTTTTGAACAAAAAGAAAATGTTGATCTTGGTTACACTGAGGTAACTAATGGAAAAACAGCAAAGGAACTTTTACAGGAAACAAAAGAAACACCTGAAGAAACACCTAAAGAAACACCTGAACCAATAAAAAAATCGGAAGAACCGTTAGAGCAAAAGGTTGAGGAAGAAGATAAAGGTGATCTTGGAGAGTATTCTGACAAGGTTCAAAAGAGAATAAAAAAACTTACCTTTCAAATTCGTGAAGCAGAAAGAAGAGAAAGAGCTGCTATGGATTATGCAAAAGGTTTGAAAGATAAATTTGACACTGTTGAGAAAAAATATGACGAAACAGACACAAATTATCTTAAACAATACGATGCAAGAATAAATTCTGAAAGAGATAAAGCTAGAACAAATCTAAAAGCTGCTCTTGATGAAAATGATACAGACAAAATAATGGAAGCTAACGATCTGCTTACTAAATTGGCTGTAGAAAAAGAAAAGGTTTCTATGACTCTTGGCGAAAAAGAGGCTAGAAAAAAAGAAGCTGAATCACAACCCCAAGCCCCCCAGGAGGGAAAACCACCAGCACCAATTAGTCAAAGAGCTCAAAAATGGGCTGAGAACAATGACTGGTTTGGTTCTGATAGAGTGCTTACTGGAGCTGCAATGAGTATTCATGAAGATCTTATACAGCAGGGAATTGACGGAGAAAGTGATCAGTACTATAATCAAATAAACAAACGTATGAAGGATTATTTCCCTCAGAAGTTTGCCGAATCTTCGACTGGAGAACAACCAAAGGCTGCACTCGTCCAGAACGTAGCCTCTGTTAGTAGAAGAGCAGGTGGACGCAAGTCTGTGAAGCTCACCAAATCACAGGTAGTTATCGCTAAGAAATTAGGGGTGCCACTAGAGGAATACGCAAAATACGTGAAGGAAGGAACATAATATGGAAAAAGTTAAAACCTCACGCACGTCCGATACTAGAATTAAACAATCTAGAAAAAAAGCTTGGACACCACCATCCAGTTTGGATGCGCCAGCTGCACCGCAGGGTTTCTGTCATAGATGGATACGAACTGCGACTCAAGGTTTGGAGGACGTTGCAAACGTCTCCAAAAAACTTCGAGAAGGTTGGGAATTTGTTAAAGCTGAAACTATTTTAAGTGAAATTGGCGAAAACGAATACCCAGTCATCACTGAAGGAAAACATGCTGGTCTTATTGGAATTGGGGGCCTTGTGTTGGCAAGGATACCAGAAGAGATTCTGAAACAACGCGCTGAGTATTTTAGAAAAATTACTCAAGATAGAACAGACGCGCTTGATAGGGATCTTATGAAGGAGCAACACCCGGACATGCCAATCAATATTGATAGGCAGTCTAGAGTTACCTTTGGAGGTTCTCGTAAAAAGTAATATTTTTGCGATATCTACAAGTAGCTTGGATTAAATAAATGTTAAAAGGAGAAAACAACTATGGCTAACGTAAGTGAACAGTTTGGTCTAAGACCTTACAGAAAACTAGACGGTACACCATTAGTAGGTGCTCAAAACAGATACACGATTGCTAGTGGCTATGCAACTGCAATATATCAAGGGGACATGGTGGAACCATTAACCTCTGGTAATATTCAGAAACATGGTGCTAACACATCTGATGCTGTTGTGGGCGTTTTTAACGGATGTTTTTACACTGATCCAACTACACAAAAGCCGACCTATAAAAACTACTACCCTGGAGGAGTAGCTGCGAGTGACATTACAGCATTCATAGTTGACGATCCAGATGCAGTATTTTTAGTAGACGCAGATGAGGCTTTTACTAGAGCAGATCTATTTAGAAACTACTCTGTTACTAACACTACTGGTGTTACACAAACAGGAATATCAAAGGCACAATTAGATGTTAGTGTTTCTGGTACAGCGACTACTTTCGCAATTCAAGCGATCGACATTTCGCAAGACCCAGATAACTCTGACACTTCTGCTGCTAATGCTAATGTTCTTGTTAGAATCAACAACCACTTCTATAGAAGTGGTACAGGGCTATAATAAATAAAGGAGAATAACTATGGCAATATCACGTTCGCAACTAGTTAAAGAACTAGAGCCAGGTTTGAATGCTTTATTCGGCCTGGAATATAGTAGATATGAAAATCAGCATGCTGAGATTTATACTACTGAAACATCTGACAGAGCTTTTGAAGAAGAAGTAATGTTAAGTGGTTTCGCTTCTGCACCTGTTAAACAAGAAGGTGCTGGAGTAGTGTTCGATCAAGCAAATGAGACTTTCACTGCTAGATACTCACACGAAACAATCGCTTTAGCATTTGCTATTACTGAAGAAGCAATTGAAGACAACCTATACGATAGACTTGCTGCTAGATACACTAGAGCATTAGCAAGATCTATGGCAAATACGAAGCAAGTTAAAGCTGCAAATGTATTGAACAACGCACAGGTTACTACTGTAACAGGTGGTGATGGCGAATCTTTAGTCGGAAACGCTCACCCACTTGCAACTGGTGGAACTTTCTCAAACGTTCTTGCAACTGCTGCAGACCTTAACGAAACTTCGTTAGAGCAGTCGTTAATCGACATTGCTGGGTTCGTAGACGAAAGAGGCTTAAAAATCGCTTCTCAAGGTAGAAAAATGATAATTCCAAAAGAATTACAATTTACTGCTGAGAGATTGATGAAGTCTCCTATGAGACCAGGAACTGCAGATAATGACATAAATGCTGTAAGAAGCATGGGAATGGTACCAGAAGGTTATTCAGTGAATAACTTCCTAACTGATACTGATTCTTACTTCTTAATGACTGATGTACCTAATGGATTTAAATATTTCGTTAGATCACCAATCAAAACAGCAATGGAAGGTGACTTCGATACTGGTAACGTAAGATTTAAAGCTAGAGAAAGATACAGCTT